TCCAAACATCGAACCGATGGCACCGAAGCTGAGCGTGTTCGAGAGCCCCATCTTCTCGTCAAGATCGGTGAACGAGAGCGCGAGGAGCGAGACACCGCCAGCGAGCGCACTCGCCTTCGTGACAAGCGGACCCGCCATACCGAGGCCGGTCGCGAAGGTGTTGATCGTCTTGATGAACGCGCCACCGGAGGCGAGGTTGTAGAGAGCGATGGCACGAGAGACGGCCGAGATCCCAGCAGCCAGTCCGATCAGGGTAGGACCGACCGGGGAGTCTGCAACAGCGGCGATCACATTCGCGATCTGGCCTATGATCCGCAACGAGCTGATACCCACACCGGAAGCGGCCTCGATCACCTGGACGATCGCGTTGCCGAGCGACTGGAGCGTGTCCATGACCAAGGGACCGACGCGGTCGATGTAGGCGAGGAAGTCCTGGAAGCCTTGCGTGTCAGGAAGGTTCTGCGCCCACGAGCTGAACGCCGAAGCCATCCCATCGAACCCGGAGATAAACTCACGCGACATCGGCGCAAAGTCCATCGCCAGCGCGGCGACCCCTTCAAGGAGCTGGCCGATCGAGTGACCGAACTGGGTCAGGACACCCGCGCCCTCGTCCCGGATGAAGCTGAGGAAGTCGGTCCAGAACGGGCCGCTGAACGCCTTGCCGGCATCGGAGGCCATCTCCCCCATGGCATGAGAGATCCGCTCGATGATGTCCTGGACCAGAGGGAGCTGGTCCATCGCGGACTGCATCCCCTCCTGAAGACCAGGGAACAGGCCCTCCTGTGCGATCGTCTGAAGTTGCTGCATCTCCGGGCGGAGATCCTGGAGGAAGACCACGAAGTTCTGACCGGCCGGCCCCAGCTTCTCCATCGCGATCGTGAGCGCCTTCATGTGCGCCTCGGTCGGATCGAGAGCCTGGTCGTTCATCGCTTTCAGCGCGGTGCCGACACCGGAGAAGGCAAGTGCCGCTACCCCTGCCCCGATCGCGGAGAAGCCGATCGCGGAGGAGAAGCCGGCCACGGCCGGAGTCAACGCGGCGAAGGTCGGGATCAGGGCAGGGCCGAGAGCCAGCGCGGACTGGACCAGGAAGGACATCCGGTCGTTGCCGGACTCCAGCTCGTCACGGAAGGTGCGAGCTGCTACCGCAGCAGCGGCAAGTCCCCGGTCGAAGTCGGTACGGTCGAGCTGAAGCCTGACGAGCAGTGACCGAGCTGCAACCATCAGACTCCCTCTCGATGCGTCTCTACCACCGTGTAGATCCTGCCGTCCTCATAGGCGAACCCACCGGGCCGTACCTTGTCCTTCTCGTGCTGTCTCTGCTCTTCCCGCTTCACTGCTTCCAAAGCACGACACGAGTAACAAACCGTGTCGACATCGACATCATAGTGACCACCGGGCTCCAGACTCTTGTGCAAGTCGCCGTTGCAGCTCTGGCATGTCGTGTCCTCGGAGTACGTCAGAGCCTCGGCCCGAGCACGTGTCTCGTCGTTCCACTCCGACTCCCTGGTGACCGTGGTCCAGCCGACTAGCTTGCCTTCACCGTTTTCATCGGCCTCGTAGTGCTCGTGGAGCTCGACGGGCTCCCATCCGTTGAACCGTCGCTCTGAGACTCCCCACTCCCGTGCGGTGCGGAGGCGTCTACGTGCCGCGCCATCACGACGGAGGCCATTGGCGATTTTGGGATGTCCAGACTCCGCTCGTGCAGGCCGAACGCGGTGCCTCCCAGGTCGCGAAGGTCACCCGGCGCGCAACGGGCAAAGATGTTCTCCCAGTCCTCGTCATCGAGCGCCGGCTCAACAACGCACCTAGGCATGAAGTTCTGGATCAGAGCATCGAAGTTGACGCCTGCAGTTCGGTCAATCTGGTCATCGTCCCTGGGAGGGTTGGCCGACTTGAACTCCGCCCACTCGTGCCAGGGACGTGCCTCCAGGACAAGCTCCAGCCACCAGTCAGCCATCTCGGCTTCGATCGCCTTGACCTGGGCCGCCTTCTCCATACTCGCGGTCGTAGTCACACCACCGAGACGAGGCTGCGCCGTCGACGCTTCCTCGCGGTTCAACAGGTCCGTCAGCTCGTTGTTGGCGATCTCGTGCTTAGCGACGAGGTCGCCACGGAGATTGATCTTGTGCGGTCGACGTGGACGGTGGGCTTGCTTGATTCGGTCCTTCACGGACAGCGGTTCAGACATGGTTCTCCATTCAAGGCAGCAGGCAGTAGACAAGGCAGTATGGGACTAGCTCCGGCGCGGCTGCCTTGACCCGCGCCGGAGCTAGTCACTAGACCAGCGCGACACGCTCCGTGCGGTCGGCAGTAACCGCGACGGCCTGAGTCACGAAGAACTCAGCGAACTCGTCGGTCGGGTCACCGTCGATCATCCGGTTGCCGAGCTTGACCGGCCACACCTCCACGAACTGACCAGTAGCCCAGTCGGTCGCAACCGGGTCGATCCCGAGCCGGACCACGAAGTAGCCCGTCGTCCCCGGCGTCAGCTTCTCCCACGCCTTCATACCCGTGGACGCGGCTGCGCCCTGCGGGTCCACAATGTAGTGGATGTCACCGATCGAGAACGTGGTCGAGCCGAGCTGCTCGTACTGCTTGGTCGTGCAGAGGCGACGGGGCGGGTTGCCCTTCGCGTTGTCGACGGTACGGGGCAGGCCGTCCGCGAGCAGGTAGCAGGAGATGTCCAGCGAACCCGCTGCGATCACCTCTGCGTTGGTCGGTGCGGCCGGCGAGGCGATCGTCGGAACGAAGCTCACCTTCACGGCACCCTGGGTCTTGACCCCAGTGGGGGAAACGGCAACCATTACGAGCCTTCCTTAGCGGCCTTCGCCTGTTCGGTTGTGAGCTTCGGCTTGGCGGGGAGCGGCTCGTTGTACATGTCGGCCGCGTCCTTCTTCAGTACTTCGTGCGCGTCAGGGTCGACAACGGCCACGCTGTACTCGTGACCCGTCGACTTGTCCTTGACCCGCACCCATTCGGCATCCCATAGCGCCACGGGTTCATCCTTCCTATGCGGCTTGCTGCTTGGTCAGCACGGTTGTCCATGCTGTGCTGCTGGTGTAGAGATCCTCCACGTCCTGGTCAGGCTCGGCCGGAGCCGACGACTCGAAGTGGAAGGGGGTGCTGCTGTAACCATTCACTACGATCCGAGCACCCTCCAGGGCCTCGGCAACCTTCTCCTCGGCGTACAGGACTTCGCCCTCGGTACGCCCGACAGCCATCGTCACGACCCGGAAGGCCCAGATGGAACTGTCGTCACTGAGTCGCCTGATGTCAGAGGCGAACCGCCGCGACGGATAGATGACCACGTACGGGAAGTAGGCACGCATCGCCGGCTCGTCACTGTTCGAGGGACGCGCCGGCCGCTGGCCGGGAAGGTAGACACGGGTGTAGGCCGGATTCGTCACCACGAACTTCGGCTTGATCAGGTCCACGACCTCGTTGGTCTCGACGCGCATCAGCGGAAGTCCCTCGCGACAACAGCCTCGACCTTCTTCATGAACTTCGGGAACTCGGTGTCCACGGTCAGGTTCATGTCCATGTGCGGAGGCTGGTTGATCGAGCCGTACTCGAAGCCTCGGCCCATGCCGCCTTGGTCCATGGCCGAGATAGGACCAATCACCGAACCAAACCCACCATCGGTGAGCTCCGGGATAATCGTGTTCGGGTAGTGCTTACCGTGTCTACGAGCCGTCGCACGAGCCTTGTCGCGCCAGCCTGCATTGATCCGCTTCGTCGCGTCACGGACCTCGACCTGGAGATCGTGCTGGGTCCGGAGACTGATGTGCTCCAGCTCCCCGGCGAGCACGTCGGCGTTGCTGGCATCCCAGCGGACGCTGACCCTTCCGCCTGCCACTAGAGCACCTCCTCGACGGAGAAGCGGCGCGTGGTCGTGGCGGTCGCACCGATCGGTGCAACGATCCGGAGCTTCTTACCCAGCAGCATCGGGTCGGAGTAGTCACCGATGGCGACAACCTCACCGATCATGTTCGGCTCGACCCGGTTCTCATCGATCGGGATCTTCACGATCGACCGGACCATGGTCAACTCGCCACCGCCCTCGATCCGCTCGCGCGCGGTCGGGACCAGGGAGGCGAGCGCACCCATCTGGACCTTGGCCGGGGTACGGAACACGTCCTCGAACTCGAAGCCCTCCGAGCCGGTGGACTCGTCCTGGACAAGGTTCGTGCCCTGCCTGCGCCACTGGATCGTGTCCACCAGGCCCTCCATGGCGCGCTCGCGGCCGGCGAGCAACGCTGACTCACGACTCACCGTAGGCCACCAGCCTCACACTGTTCCGGGAGCCGGTGCCCACGGTCGGAGGGGTCAAATCGATCAGGTCATCCGGGCTCAGGTACAGCTCACCGAGCCGGTCCCCACCGTAGGTGAAGCGGTAGTCATCGATCGACTCCATGGTCTTGCCCTCGGGGTTGATCAGCTTGCGGACCACCGCGTTGGCCACGACCCGGACCACTTCCGAGGCCGGCACCGTCTCATCGGTCATGTACGTCTCGATGAGCGGCCGACGAGACATCACCATGCTCCAGATGTCCGCGAGGTACGCCTCCACGTTCACCTGTTGCGTCGGGGAGAGCGTGCCGGGGTAACGAGCCATGACGTGCCCGACAGTCACGGGGTTCGGCATGGCTCAATCTCCTCCGGCTCGTAGCGTTCATAGAACAACGGAGGTTCGAGACCATGGACCAGAGGTGCCCACTTGTCCCGAAGATCCTCCAGCGGTGCATCGCTGACGGGGGACAGGTCGATCAAGTCATCATCGATGCTTGCGGCCTGATCCACGCAGACTGGGACCTGGTGGCCCCGCCAGCGATGCAACGGCATCTGTCAGCCCACACCCTTCGCAGCAGCGGCCACCTCGGTGATCGCCTTGCGTGCTTCCTCGCGAGCATCCTCGTCCGTCTCCGGAGTCGGCTTGCCGGCGTTCTGACCGGCCAGGGTGTAGTTCTCGTTCGGGGTCGGGTCGACCTCGATACCACGGAACCCCTGCTCGGTCTCTTGGTCCATGACCTCCTGGGCCTGGGCCTCGGTCTCCTCGTTCGAGTCGGCCTTCTTCTTCGCGGCCATCAGCCACGTCCTCTCTGCTTGGTTGCGACTCCGGTGAAGTTGTCCACGATCCGATCCGGAGGCACCGTCCCCGCGTTGTTTGCAGCCAGCGAGTACGCCTCCGACTCGGTGTCCGTCTCCGGGGACCAGCCAATGAAGCCGTACCGCTGCCCGTTCGCGAGAGCGGTGTCCGTGCCGCCGATCGTGGCCGAACGCGAACCGCTCGCGGTCGCGTTGGCCGACAGCGTCGCAGCCGTGTCGGACTGGACGGACAGGATCGTCGTAGAGGCAGGGATGCCGGACGCGGCCGTGATGGACCGACCGGCATCCTCCTCGTTGAACGTCCCAGCGGCCGCAGTGAGTGTCGCTGCACCGCTGGTCGTGGTGAGAGTGACCGTGCGGGTCTCTGTCGTACGTCCGAGAACCATGATTTACAATCCTCTCAGGCTCGAGAATCGGACATATCAGTACATAAGCCTGGCGACTGGATACCTGTTCGCCTCGGTCGGCTGGTCGTAGTTGATCAGGTTCGCAACCTGCCAGCCAACCCGGAACGTGACACGGATTGCGGTCATGTCCTGCTGCGGCAGGTTGTAGATGATCGCGTTCGTGTTGTCCGTGATCACGGCCTGGTCGAGCACCTTCACCGAGATGTCCTGGCGCACAGCCACGACGAACTGTGAGAAGTCACCGACGAAGGCACGGAGGTTGGTGCCGGCACCGCCACCGGACGGGAACAGGCCCCGCATCGGGTAGACGACGGGGAGGCCGTCGAGCTCCGACAGAGAACCGTTCGTGCGGTTCGCGTCGAGCCGGTCGCCCTGGCTGTTCCGCGCCGAGCGGAGACGGCCACGCAGCGAGGTCGCGGCCACGATGCCGGTCGGGTCGAAACCGTCAGCATCGAGCGTGGCCAGCGCGTTGTCGATGTCACCGAACATGCCACCCTGGGCAGCGGTCGCAGCTTCAGTGACGGTGTTGCCGGCTGCCAGAGCAGCAGCGGAGATGTTGGTCGGGAACGTGCCGGGGGCGTTGGTCCCGAAGAAGACAGCGGCGTCAAGTGCCCGGTAGAAAGCCTCCACCAGATAGGGCATCGACTCGTCCCAGATGTCGATCTCGATGTCTGCGACGACGTTGTCCGGGACCGGCATGATCGTCGCCAGTTCCTCGATGTTGATGTACTTGTTGGTCCAGTTGACCTCGGTCGTCTGCTTGACGCCTGTGTCACCGTTCACCCAGTAAGCGACGGGAAGGGCCGAGAGGACCGGGAACCGCGTCTGTGCGCGGGAGACGGGAATCCTGCGGAAGAGCTGCAACGTCGCGGAGTCATCGGTGGCCCGACGAATCATGTCCCGGCTGACTTCCTCCGGGATGAGCGCGCCAGCATCCGTGCGCGA